TGTACTAACTTTTGTAGTATTTCTTTCATTAAGCTTTACTTTCTCTCTTTTGTTTCTCTTCTTCTAAGAATTGTATAAGCATAGCAACGTAGATTTCCCTCTCAAAAGGCATCATATTTTCTATATCAGATAATGAATAGTTATGATGCTGCATTAATGCAAAGTTTGTTTTATAGTGATTCTGCAAACTCTCATGAGAGAGATTTATTAAAAAAAACTTTCAAGTCCTCTTAGTAGTTTATTATGTTCTTTGTTACAAACTGGACATGTATATTGTATAGCATGTTCTAAAACTGGCATTGTATCAAAGAATTCTCTAATTTTTCCAAACTGTTCACCAGTTAAATTGTTTAGAAATTCCATTGTTTCTGCTTCTGGCTGTTCTTTAATATGAAATACTTCAGAACTATTATATACTGTATCAATACATTTTCCTATGATTTCAAATACTTTTTCGTAATCATTTTCTTCAGCAGATTCTAATTCTTTAATAATATCAATTGTTGGATATTTCATCATAACACTAACATCGTCAAATAACTTAATATTATTTGTATGCTTTTCATTTCTAGATACATTTAACTTTGTTAGATCTATGTTTACTTTTGCAACAGCTTTATCATCAGTACATGTATCGCATTCTAATGTTAGATCAATCATTTCACCTACAGATTTTGATCTTAATTTAACAAAAATATATTCAATATCAAACGTCGCTAGTGAATCAACATCTATATCTTGTTTTACACAAGATTTAATTACCTCTTTAATAGAACTTAGCATTACATGTGGATCTTCTGATTGTTGTGCAATCAATAATGCTTTTTCTTCTTTTATTAAAAATGGTCTAAATTCTACTTCTTTTCCTGTAGATGGCACCGTTAATTTATATATCGGTGCGGTATTCATTGGTAAAGCCATTACTAATCTCCTTTATTATCTAAATCATTAAGTAGTTTATTCAACTCACTTGTACTGCCTACAAAGATAGCATTATTATTAGTAACGCCTTCTTTCTTTTCAGAACCTTTAGGGTTATCTAATTTTTGCTTTCTTTCATGTAGATTAAGTAGCTGTTCATTCACATCAGCTAGCTGCTTAATTAAGTTACCTACAACCTCAAACGCTCTAGGGTGTTCAGATTGTTTAGCAATCTCTAATGCATTCATCAATGCATCTTGACCATTAACTAAAAGTCCATGAAGGTTATCACGAGACCTGTCATAGTCAAAATTAATATTTTCTTCCATCTTTTTAGACTTAGGTGGTAACACCGTTCCGTCTTTCTTTATAACTTCTGTCTTATCCATAGGTTCTGTATCGAACACTTTAGACAGATTATCATCAGTACTCATAATATACCTCTATTAATATCTGTATGAAGCTCCAGACAAACTATGTCCTCCTAATTGAGGAGTTACGCTATTACTATTATAGTCACCTTGAAATGAATTAAAGTCACTAAAATAATCTGTTGGTAATTTCATTGAGTCGCCTAGAAATCCCGCAAAAAGCTTTTCAAAAAAGCCTCTATTATCTGGATATTGGACTGTATTCATTGATAATGCTGAGGTCCAATATTTGTATTGCATTGTTACATTTAATTTCATTACATCTTTATTTGATGCATCTAGTTGTATTTGTCCAATATCTTTTAAATATGCTTCATGTAATGTAACTAAATATCTGGTATTATCATATACATCAAATACAGTTATATCTATATCCCGTGTATAATCTGCATAATACCCAGTTTCTCTACTATATGTATCAATAATTGAACCTTGCCAATCATCAAATAATCTTTTAACATGCATTGAATTATCAACATAAAATGTCATTGATACTGGTTGAAATAGTTTTTCATATGGCATCTCTCTTACTTCACCATATGTTAATGCAGGGCTTGTTCCAATTGTAACTCCTGGTAATGAAACCGAATCACAAAATAATAATACCTTTTGCAAATCAATTGCATTACTCATTCCAGGTGGATTAGGTATATTAACTATATACCTATTATTGCGCATTAAGCCTTCAGCCTTAATTTGAGCTATAAAATCGTTTAACTTTGCCATATTAACCTCTTAATGAGTCTTGCCAGACTTTTTGTTTTGATGATCCAACAAACTGTTCAACCGGTAATAACATTGCTGTTGCCCAATCATTTGCAGGAATAACTTTTAATTGTGTTTTTACATGGCCAGCAAGATATCTCTTAACACATGGCTGAGCTAAACGATATCTTGAAACCCCATCTATAAGACTCCATGAGTATTTTAATCGTGTAGTTTCATCCATACTTTTATTTGATGCAAAATCCATTAATCTTTGTAATAGCATTACTCTCATTTGATATGGTAAATAATGCATATTTAAACCAGTAAATCCTGTAGAATCCTTTGAAAAAGGAAAAACTAAAGGAAACATATCATAATATGGTAATGTGTCTTTATGTTTTGGATCATATAAAAACATATATAACTTACCGGGCATAGGTCTAGATGTCAACTCTCCTCCTCGCATTGCTCTTTGCGGAGTTACTTGTTGACGGCCTAATAATCTGGTTTGCTGCTGAAACCAATCTTTAGATTTCTTTGCAGCTTGACCTAAATCATATTGATTTTTATCAAAAATGTCTTTTAAAGATGCCATAATATTATTTATATGCTATATACCAAGTTCTTTCTCGGTTATTATTTTAAATTCATATCCTCTATCTTTACACCATTCCTCTGCAGCTTTCCATTTTGATTGATTTTTAATAAATGTATAGGACTCTGTAATAAATCTTCTTGTTTTCTTACCAGGATATTCAGGAGGTTTAGTTTGTGCATGTGGTTTGATTTCTACTATATAAGTCTTAATTGTACCGTCTGTTTGCTTTAATTTAATCCTAAAATCTACAAAATAACGATGTAATCTATTATCTGTATGACACCGGTATGGTATTACTGTCTCTTCTGATGACCATTTAACTACAGCCGGATTACGATCACACCACACAGCAAAGCGGGTTTCCCAACTGCTTCTCATAATGATATTTGTTGGGTCACCTTCATACTTTTCAGGGTAGATTGGTTGATATTTTCTTTTATGATACATATATCGTATATTTATTATAAATAATATAAAGACTTTTTAGGAAATGTAATGGCATTACAAGATATTGGAAAAAAGACAAAAGATCTTGCATCCTCTGTAGGAAAAGGTATTTCTGAAACGTGGAAAGAAGCTAGAAAAAATGCTTCAGATCCAACTTCTACACCTTTATATAATTTACAAAATAAACCATCAAAGTATGATAATAAGTATCAGGTAGAAAACCATTCATATCCTGAAGATATAGAAGGGCATAATGATGAATATGGATATAATTATGCTGTATTTTATATTAATGTTTCTGAAGATTCTAGATTAGTTAAAGAACAACCTGAACTATTTGTTAAAGATCAGCCTCCTAGAATTGTTTCTGAATCTACTGCTCAAGTACAGAATGGAACTTCAGGCGAAGCTGATGCATATGCTATAGCGCCTGCAGCTGTAAAAAATACAGCAGGTGCTTTAGGTTTAGGTGCCATAATTGGTGGAGGAGGGGGTGCTGCAACTAGTGGAGCAGGTTTAGCATTAACAACTTTAGGTGTAGGTGCAGTTGCATTATCAGCATCTAATTTCCAAAATAAAACCCGAAGATTAAAAACTGCAATTAAATTACATATGCCTAATCAATTAAATATTAGGTACAGTGCAAATTATCAAGAAGAAGAAGTATTAGATGATGCTCTAATTGGAACATTAGCCCAAGGTGGAGCAGCTATGCTATTTGGTGCAGAAAATGATGCTAAAGATACTGATGTAAAAGATTTAACAAATAAATTTGCGTCTGGTATTGCGGCCGCTGCATTATCTAAAGATATGGCCGGTGGAAAAATGTTACAGCGTTTAGGAAGAATTGCCCCTAACCCAAGAAAAGAGCAACTATTTAAAAGTGTTGATGTTCGAACATTTCAAATTGATTATCAATTTTTTCCACGTTCACCTAAAGAAATGCAAAATGTGCAGAAGATCATATATGAATTAAAATATCATATGCACCCTGAATATAAAGACGCTAATGCATTTTTATATGTGTATCCTTCAGAATTTGATATAGTATATTATCATGGTAACCAAGAAAACCAAAATATTCATAAACATACGTCATGCGTTTTAACAGAATTAAATGTTAACTATACTCCTCAAGGAAGATTTAATTCATTTGCAGGCGGTGCACCAACGCAAATTAATGTGGTAATGACATTTAGAGAACTTCTACCACTTACAAAAGAAACAATTAAAGGTGGTTTATAATGTATTTTAAAAAATTTCCAAAGTTTCTATATGATTTTACAATAAATGGTAAAAATCGATATTTATTAGTTAAAGATATAACACAAAATGTTCGTGTGCGAAAAGAGATACTCGAAAACATTACTCTTTATGATGAATATGATATACGTGATGGAGAAACACCAGAAATTATTGCAGAAAAAGTATATGGTTCTGCAACATATCATTGGGTTATAATGTTATGTAATCAACGATATGATTATATTAATGATTTCCCATTACCATTATATGAATTAGAACAGCATATTACTGAAAAATATGGTGTTGGCAATGAATACGATATTCATCATTATATTGATTCAAATGGAAATATTGTTGATTCTTCAAATCCTCAAGCCCTATCTGTTTCAAATTATGATTATGAAACTAATGAAAATGAAAAGAAAAGAAGAATTAAACTAATTGCACCTAATTTATTACAAACAATTCTCAAAAATTTTAAAGATAGTATATAATGAAAAATGATGAAGTAATACGCTTTGCCGGCGATATTAATATTGATAAGGCGCAAATTATTACTGCTACTGGGTTTTCGCAGGACATTAAAAACCAAGTAATGGCTATTGAATTTTATGAAGATATGTTTGCACCATTCATATCTGGACTAGTTGTAGTTAAAGAAACCTTAGACTATGCAAACTTATTCCCACTGATTGGTGAAGAATATATTACCCTTACTCTTAGAACACCGTCTTTTGAAGAAAAAAATATGACTATTGATGATCAGTTTGTTATTACTAAAGTAAAAAACAGAGCAAAATCCGGTGAAAGAAACTTATTATATGAAATTCATTTTATGTCACGTGAAGCTCTTGTTGATGTAAATAAAAAAATTAGCAAAGCATTTGAAGGAAAAGTTTCAGAAATTGCTCAAAGTTTTATTTTAGATAAATTACACGGTTTAGAGTCTAATAAAGATGTTTATGTTGAAGAATCCGCAAATGGTATTAAATACATTTCTAATTATTGGTCACCAATAACAAATTTAAATTATCTATCTCAGCTTGCAAAAAATTCAAGTGAATCTTCTGATTATATATTTTTTGAAAACAGAAGAGGGTTTAACTTTATGTCTATATCAAGACTATACAGTGAACCTGTTAAACAAAATTTTATTTCAGATGGATTCTTTAGAAAAGTTAATCAAGATGGGTCATCAACAAAAGATGTATTTGAAGAATACCGAAGAATAACAAACATAGAAGTTCCTGTTTTGTATGATTATATTGATCGTGCAAAAAGTGGAATGATGGCATCTAGACAAATTAAACATGATTTAGTTACTAAAAAATATACTGCTAAAAACTTTGATATATTAGATGACTATGATGATTTCCCACATTTAAATCAAAATGCTCCTGTTTCATCAAGAAGTATTCGAAAATCTGTACAAAAAATGTTTAATTCTAATTCACATTATGGCGCATTTAACGGATATAAAGATACAACGGCTAGCAGAAGTATTCAACAGCGAGTGTCACAAATAAATTTAGCACAAATGCATAAAATACAAATTACTGTTCCAGGTAGAACTGACTATACGGTAGGGGATAAAGTTTATTTAGAATTAACAAAAAATGAAGTGGTTAAATTAACAGATGATGAAGATCAAAATTTAGATAAGATATTATCTGGAAATTATATTGTAAGTTCTTTAAATCATTTTATCACACGTGAAAATCATGAATGTGTATTAGAACTAATTAAAGATTCTTACATATTAAATTTAGAAGAAAATTTATAATGATGAAATTATATACAGGCGTTGTTGAAAATAGACAAGATCCTTTTAAACTAGGAAGATGTCAAGTACGTGTTGTAGGATTACATTCACACGATAAAACATATATTAAAACTGAAGATTTGCCCTGGGCATATCCACTTCAACCAATAACTTCGGCAGGAATATCTGGAATTGGGCATTCGCCTATAGGTCCAGTAGAAGGATCTTGGGTTATTGTTATGTTTAGAGATACGGCAGAACAATTACCTATATTAATTGGAACAATTGGTGGTATACCGCAAGAAGACGGTGCTATTGATGATGATAGTTTAGAAATGATTCTTAAGGAAGATGGATATCTTCCTGGTACAGGAGAAGAAACACTATCATCAAAAACGGG